GAAGCAGACTCGTCCCATGTGTATTCCCAAAAATTAGTAACAGCCTCGTTTTGTGCTTGTTGTTCTGCTGTTAATGCAGGAGGATCACCTAAAGGTGATTTCCAAGATGCAGTTGCAATATCTTTTGTCCAAGATGCATAAGGTTTTTTTGGCCAAAAGATTTGATTATCTTCGTCCCAAGTATGACCTATACATGCATAATTTCCTCTATAAGGTGTGCCACCTAATCTGTGTGTATTTTCAATTGTATTATATGAAGTTTTTTTCCAAAGTTGTTGTGGCCAGCCATGACATCTTTCTAACCAGTATTGACCTTCAGCTTCAGTTTCAACACCATCTTTATTTGTAGTGTGTTCATCAGCAACAACATGAACGTTTAAAACTATATTCTCTTCTGATATTTTTGCAAAGTGTGCCATAATTAATTTTGAAATTTATACCTTACTACAACGATTCCACTACCACCGTTGACTCCAGTACTAGAAGGTAGTCCTCTTCCACCTCCGCCGCCACCAGTATTAGTTGTTCCAGCCGTTCCCGCAATAGGAGAGTTTTGTCTGTTTCCACCTCGGCCTCCGCCTCCGTTTCCACCAGGTCCACCTGGATCTCCTGTAAGGTCAGCGCCTCCGCCACCTCCACCAGAGTATTGAAAACAATTAGCACCTTTACCAGAAGATGCTGAGTTTGGAACAATATTAACCTGAGCGCCATTTCCTGCAGTTTTACCACTAGCATTTCCAGAAGCTCCTCCACCACCAGCACCAGTTAAGTTTGGCCCTGTTCCTCCATTATTACCTTGTGGGGGACTCACTGGGGGAGTATTACCTGCACCCGGGTTGTTATTTAATCTTCCTGCGCCACCGCCGGAACCACCAGCTCCGCCACCGCCGCTACATTGATTACCACCGCCACCACCAGCAGATGTTATTGATGCAAAAGATGAACTTCCTCCTTGAGCACCACCTGGATTTGGAGTTGATCCTCCACCACCGCCAGCAGCACCGACAACGATTGGCATTGTCCCTACTGATACAGCTTGTCCTGCAACACAACCACCTAATGGGTTTGGTACGGTATAACAACCAGAGGCTGTTCCAGAAGATATTCTAAATCCTCCTCCACCGCCTCCGCCGCCGGTTCCTTGTGCTCCGCCGCCGCCTCCAGCTACAACTAAATAGTCTGCTGCGTTTGAACCTGATGCACTTCCTTTAGAAGTTACACAAAGGTTTCCGTCTCCTGTAAAAATGTGAATTTTATGATCTCCGTCAGTAACAGTTTCGTTACCACCTGTTGCTTCGATGTAAGCTGGTCCCGAACTACCTCCTCCGAAACCTAATACTCTATATCCAAAACCTGCCATTTATTCTCCTTATGCGTCGTTAGCAGCATTTGTAGTAAAGAATAATTTAATTCCAAGCAATCTAGCATCTGCGTTTAAACTATCCGCTGATACATCTCTTGATATTTGAAAGAACACCTGTTCATTTGCGCCAGGTGATCCTGCAATAGTTACTGCTCCACTTACTGATGCTACATCTAAATCGTTTGATGTTCCACTATGTGCTTTTGCTGTTGCAACAACTTGTGTTCCAAAAGCTGTATTAATATCATCGTTGTCAGCGAAAGATACACCAGATAATCCCCATGCAGCTGTTCCTGTATCTGTAGATGTCGCTGTGAAAAAAGCTTGAAAAGTTACTGTGCCTGCATTCCATGATTTAGGAAATGCTACAGTAAATTGTGCAAACTCATCTGAATCTTTGTCAAAGTCTAAAACTTTTATTTCAGGACCATTTGATAATTCTACTTGTGCAGCTTCTGCACCATTTGTAGTATTAGGATACATTGCAAGAGCTGGTATCCAAATAGTTTCTGCACCAGCAATTTTAATTGCACCTGTATTGTCACCAGCATCTACTGCTTTAGCAACTCCAGTTCCATTAGGAGCTATGGTTATGTCTCCATTAGCTGCATCTGTAATAGTAATTGTACCTGAATCAGTTCCTGAGTTTGTATCTAAAACAAGATCATGTGCACCAGATGTTGTAATTCCTGCTGCAGCTGCCCCTGTACCAAATACAGTTTCTCCAGATCCTTTTGGTACAATAGCAATATCAATATTTGTATCCCCACCTGTTGCAGATAAAGTTGGATCATTTCCTGTAGCAGCGTTTGCTATCGTAAATTCATTAACTGCAGAACTAGTTGCTGTAAGTTTAGTTAACTCGTTTCCATTTGTATCATTAATTGCAGTTCCTATTTTTGGAGAGGTTAAAGTTTTGTTTGTTAAAGTGTCAGTAGATGAAGCACTTATAAATCCACAATCATCAATATCTGGATTTGTTCCATCATTAGCAGTAGCATAAACTAATTTTACTGCGCCTGGAGCAACAGTTACACTATCTCCTGATCCTGTAACATATTTGAATACTACGTTTTGTGATCCACTTGTTGAATTTTTTAAAATATAAGCTTGTTGAACATCAATTGGAATAGTAACATTTCTCGATGATGTTAGAGAACCAGTAAACTCAATAATTCTGTGCGCAAGAGTTGCACCAGTCCCACCATCAGTTACAGATAAATCTGTATCTCCAGAATCAGAAACAGCTTGTGTTGTGAAACCACCAGTAATTTGTTCAACTAGTTGTAAATTTGTATTTGTCTTTGTTCCCCATGTACCGGCATTTTCTCCGGTTGCTTGAAGTTCTACACCTAAAGGTGAAAATGTTGATGCCATATTTTTTTTCTCCTATGCTACGTTACTATATGTTGTATTAGATCCTGTGTCAATAGCTTGATATGCTTGAATTCCAAATCCTGTAGAAACACCAAATCCTGCTACAGAAACAGTTGAAGATACCCCTGTTAATCCCATTACATCCGCAGGTGTTAATGCACCTGTGGATGTTGTACTAGCCACACCATTAAAACTTACCGTCATTTGATCTAAAGATATTGATCCTACAGATGACGTTGCTTCAACACCTGTCGTTGGTACAAATTCTACAATACCTGCTATTAGATCACCAATCGTTGAGGTTGCTTGTTGACCTGTTGGAACAACTATAGAAGTTAAATCAAATGTTACAGAACCAACTGATCCAGTTGCTTCTTGACCAGATAATCCAACTAACATTTGATCTAAAGATATTGATCCTACAGATGATGTTGCTTCAACACCAACAACTTGTTCTGGAATATCAAACTGAGGAGGAACTGCTGAAGTTATTTGTACGCCTGTTAATCCCATTACATCCGCAGGATTAACGGTAAACATACCCCAACCATTTTCACCATAAGATGCATTACTCCAACCATTAGCACCTGAGTTTGATGTAATTTCTACACCATCTAATACTTGAACCACACCATTGAAACCCCAAGCTTCAAATCCCCAAGTATCACCGCCCCAACCTGATTCTGGAAATGCAGTAAGTTCTCCAACAGAGGAAGTTATTTCTTGACCAGTAGGAACTATAATAGAACCATTGAAACCCCAAGATTCAAAATTCCAAGTATCACCGCCCCAACCTGATTCTGGAAATGCAACAGCATCTCCTAAAGAAGATGTTATTGAAAATCCATCTACAGCTATAACAGGACTATTACTTTCTCCCCAAGGCTCTTGGCCCCATTCAGCTCTACCCCAACCTTGTTCGGCTGATGCAATTAATTCACCTAAAGATGAAGTTATAGATTGACCTGTTAAAGCTACTACTTCGTCGTTAACTTGGCCCCAAGAACCACCAAGATTCCATGTGTCACCGCCCCAACCACTTGTTATAGCTTCAGTTGTTCCCCAACGACCGGTGCTCCAGGTTGTGCCTGATTGGTTCCAAGTATTGGCCATAAGGATGACCTCCTTATGCTAGTCTAATGATAGCGTTCGATGCGTCTGCTGCAGGGAATTGAATTGTAAAAGTTCCACTAGATACGGTTTTATCTCCACCAAATGCAATGATAGCACATGCAGGATTACCTGATGCAGAACTATTATATATCATGGCACCATTTGCTGTAAAAGATGCACTTGTAAAACTAACATCGTTAAAATCACAAACAGCTGTTGTGCTTGATGCAACGGGATCAATATTTGTAAGTGTTTCTCCTCCAGAACTATATGCAGATCCAGATGTGTTTGTTATTTCGTTAGTTGTTGCGAAAGCTGTTGTTGCAGCTCCTAATGATGCAGAGCTAGTAAATAATGCGATTTTAAATGTATTACCGCCTGACGCTGAAAAATTGTGAACCCCTTTTAAAAGTTCAACTTTAAAACTTGTGCATACTGCAGATGTTATAGCCATAATTTAATCTCCTACGGGTTTGCTGAGGTAACTGGTATTCTAACTGCTCCGTCTGTGTAGTCGTCTCTTCGTCTTCTACCAACTTGCTCGTTAGCAAACTTCTGTACCTCTTGTTTATATTTATTTTCATATAATGTCAACATATCTATTGGGCCTTTTAAAAATCCATAAGCTTCTGATAGACAGCAGTATAACAGTCCATTTGGAAAATTAAGACTAATATAGTTAGTATCATTATTTTCTAATAATGCTGGTGCAGCGTTAAAATGAACCCTAAATTTATAAGTTGTGTCAGGGACAGGGGCAAACATCATTCTGCCAGATGTAGTATCAGATTCTCCTGTAGCACCACCAAACATAGCATAATATTTAGGTTGACCTCTTTTTGTTGATTCTGTTGATGAAACATATTGTTGTAGATAAGTTACATCTTTTTTCTCTAACCAAACGTTAGGCCCCGTAATTTCTGAAGTAGAATCGTAAACTTGTATACCTCTGACAAACACACATCCTGCAGGAGCATTAATTGTTTCTTGCCCCGTAACTAAATTACCGCTTTGTTGTTTTCTGTCAGCGTCAATGGGCACATCTCTAAATATTCTGTATTGCGCATTTAAAATTATATTTTCTAAAACAGCATCTGTTAAAACATTTGAATCTGTTTCAGTATAACTTCTTATTTGTGTTTTTAATCCTGATGCACTTAATCCAGCCATTATTTAGATTCTCCTTCACACTTACATTCTTTAATTTTAAATAATTTAATAATAAAATTTTTTAATTTTTTTATCATGGTGTTATCGTAACTGGTCCTGCAGACACAGTTGGTCCTCCTGAATCTTCTGTTATACTAGGAGTTGCACCTAGTGTAAATGTATATTTATCTGTTGTTGTAACCGTTATACTAAATCCTGAAGAATTTTCATAAGTTGTAAAAGCCACTCCTCCAGGGCTGCCTTGCACATTTCTAAATCTTACAGTATTACCAGTAGATCTCCCATGATTAGGTTCGGTCACAGTAATTGTTTGTGATGATGCAGTTATAGAAAAAGGATTATTTCCTAACATAGCAGCAACAGCTGGTTCTGTTCGATCTGGTCTAACATTACGTAGTGATATTGCATCACCATTCATAGGTTTTGGTTCTAATTGTGGTTGCTTTGGTTCAAACTCAGATACATGAACAAACGATCCGTTCCATTCTCTAACCATTTCATTAAATGGAAACTCCATACCAGATCTATCTGATATTGCTTTTGCGTATTTACCTGTTGCGTATTTTGCCATTATGTTCCTGGGTAATAAGCTTTAGGTGTAATGTATGTACTAGACGCTGAACCATCCTCTGCTAGTGCTCTAGCAAATTCATCTTCGTAATACAATTTCATAGCTTGTGTCATTTGTGGTTGATATTTTTGTGAAAGATAAAATGCTAAACCAGCAACCATACAAGGTACAAATCTAAAAGGTACATCAGTTGCATTAGTGTAATCACCTATATCTTGAATTCTTTTTATATAATAAAAATGCATATCTTTAGATGCATTTGTAGAGTCTGGTGTTGGATAAATATGTATTCTGACTTTATCTATAAATCTTTCTACCCAATATTGATTCGGTGTGCCTTTAGATAATTTGTTAGAAAAACCTGCATAAGTAGATCTATCTACCTTTGTCATTGGACTATCTGATTGTGTGGTCTGTGTTCTATTAGATCTTAATTGTGCCTCAAGGACATCTGACATTCCAAATACACTTGCTGGTGTAGATACAGCACTTGTACCATCAGCACTGGATCTAAAAAAATCATAGTCTGATTGACCCTCAATTAAATCCATATTAAGTTCGTCTATCTCCCAATAATGAATACCTCTATTTCCCCATTCTTGAAATAAAATATTAAGAGATCTTCTTGCAGATTTAAGTTGGTATCCTGCTACAGAATTTAATCCTATACGTTCAAAAGCATCTTCTATTATTTCCTCAATAGAAAAAGTTTTATCAAACGTTGCTGTCCCCGAAGTGGTATTAGCCATTTACTACGCTCCTGTGATTGTCATGGTAACACTTCCGTCTGTTCCAGATGTTTGTGATAAAGTTGCACAAACTCCGTTTTCAAACAAAATACCAGAACCAGGAATCATAATATCTAAACCTTCTGTTTCAAATTTATAAGTCGCTTTTAAATTATCTGAATCTGCAGCGCCTGTTGTTGCTGAATCATGTAATAATAAAACTGAACCAGCTTCACCTCTTCCTTGAATAGATGTAACTCTTGTTCTAGCTGCTCTCAAAACAGATATAGCTCCAGTAGTTTTATTTAGTGTTGTTTGATCTGAATCCATATTTTCTCCTTAAAATTAAAATGTGGGGCCGAAGCCCCACACTAATTATTTATTACGATGCAAATGCAAATGCACCTGTAGTAGCGTCAGCTGCACCACCCATTTTTGAAGCAATGTGGTATGTGCCATCTTCATAACAAATAAAAGCAATCATACTTCCAGTTGTAAAAAGATTTGTTGCTGCGTCAGCTGGTGTGAAAGTTAATAAAGTTTCACTAGCTGCTGAAGTATCAAAAGTTACTTCTGATGAACCTCTTGATTCAATTACAGATCCTGTTGCAAAAACATCTGTTCCTGCACAATCAAAACTTAAAGTTGCAGTTCCACCAGTTGTATCTTTTGCTTGAGCGTAAACCACAATAGTCCCTGCTGTTGCTGCAGGTAATGTGCAAGCAGCAGCTGCTGCCCCTGTGTAGTTTACAACAGAAATTGTATCTGCTGCAAGAGTTAGTGTAGATGCTGTTGCTACATCTGAGATTGATAAACCAGTTAAGTCAGGCATACCTGAACTCATTCTAGTAGTAATAGCTCCAGTAGACGTATTTTTAGTTGCTACTTGAAAACCTTTTTCCGACCTTACCGGGCCGTTAAACGTTGTTGATGCCATAATTATATCCTCCTAGTTTACGAACATAGTCTCTAGGCCGTCGACTATACGCGTCTATGTTCTAATTAATTGTATAGTGACAAAACTATATACTAGATTTTAGTAGAGTGCAAGAGAGCCTGTGATGTGGATTGGTTTTTTCCAACGATGTAGCTTTTTATTAAGTAGCTACAGAAACTTGTGGAGCGGCTCCTTCAATAGAATTTTGCCTGTGGGCAACTTTAGCTTCTTCAAGCTTAATGTCAGTAATGACTTTTTTAATTTTGTCATCTATTCTGACCATATCAAGAGTATATTTTCCATTATTGATATGCTCCTGTTCCCACTTCAACTCCAAGGACCTTTTTTGTTTGTATAGGTCTTGTATCATGGATAACCTCCTCATAGGTTATTCTGTTAATCTTGTTATCATAATTGATTCCAAGA